GCGTAACGTCACTACAACAGGGCTATTTAAACCTGTCACATACCAAGAGACATACATAGCTAAATCTGCTGCATCTACAGTTACCTGTGACCTAGCTACAGGTACACACTTCTCTGTGACAATAGCGGCTAACACTACATTCGCATTTAGTAACCCCCCTTCTAGTGGTACTGCTTACTCCTTCGTACTCATCATAACTCAACACAGCACGGCTGTTACATTAACTTGGCCCAACACAGTCGATTGGGCTGGTGGGTCTGCCCCAGCAGCAGCGGGTAACAATGAAGTGCAAGCATACGGATTTATAACTCGTGACGGTGGCACTACTTATTATGGCTTCCTTGGAGGAACAGCAATTGCCTAGATCATTTGATACAATATTTATGGGTGCGGCTGGGTCTGGCGAAAGTCCTGAAATTGAGTACATAGGTGGTTATGGGAATGGGCAGACTGTCGTTGCAACAGAGGTTGGCGATATTGTTATCTTCTTTGGTGGGGGTATAACTGTTCCGTCAGGCAGCTACAGCCTAACAATGACAAATGAGGTATTTCTTCAAGGAGACACTTGGACTGGCTCTTACAGGGTTCATATCCGAGCAGCAATCCGCCGTGTCGCATCTGACGGTGAGGCATACCCTGAACATTCTGGTCTTGCTAGTAATATTGAGTACGCTGTGCATTTAAGACCTAAAGCTGCAGACGCTACAATGACAGTTAGGGATACCCAAACAGGCGCAGGCAGCCCAAACACGCCTACTATTTCCCTTAATGCTGCGGATAATACCACGGCAGGAGTTAAGGCTTTTATATGTTTTGGTTTCTCACAGGCTTGGGACCAAGGTGGCACTCGTAGCGTCAGTCAAACAATGGATCAAGGCGGCAGCTTTCAGGATAACGGCACAGGTAAATCTTACGGAGTTGTGGCATACAATAAAGCAGACGCTTTGAATGTAGTGTTTTCCGGTGGCAACGCAACATCAGGAGAAACACCTAGAAAATACTCCCCCGCTATGGGCTACCTTATAGAAATATCATAACCATCCCAGCAAAGGAGCATCCACAGATGGCGTACATTAAAATCACAAACGGAAATCAAGAGGCTTACAACTTAGGCCAACTGCGCCGTGACAATAAAACTGTCTCATTTCCGAAGGTAGTCGAGGCCTCTACTCTTGCAATCTATGGCGTTTACACTGTCGTAGTTGCCGATGCCCCTACCTACAACAGTGCAACGCAAGTAGTTGCACGGAACACAACAGCCACAGATGTAGATGGTCAGTGGACATATGAGTGGACTGTTAGAGACAAAACATCTGATGAACTTGCAGCCGATGCAGCTAATGCAGAATCTCTGGTACGGGCTACTCGTGATGGTTTGTTATCCTCATCTGATTGGACACAAGTATCTGATGCCCCTGCTAACAAGTCTGCATGGGCAAGCTACAGAGTTTTGCTGCGTAATGTCCCAGCACAGTCTGGTTTTCCTGACACAATTACATGGCCTACCTCACCGTAAGAATAAGCAGAATAAGTAAGACATTAAATTAGGGTATCTTAATGAACATTAACTGGACAGTCGTAACAATAGCAGGTGCTTTACTAGTACAGGGGGCAGCTGTCGTATGGGCTGTCTCAGCAATGGTGTTAGATATTAGATACAACCGTATGGACATATCAGAAATGCGTATGGATGCATCTAGGTTAGGTGATGAGATACATGAGAATGATATAATGATAGCACGTATTGATGCTAATGTTACTGCAATAAAAGAAGCATTAAACGTAGTAACATCTAATCACGCAAGGAAATAGCTAGATGATTGATCCTATCACTGCTGTTGGTCTTGCAACTTCTGCATTTAATATACTCAAGCAGGGTATAAGTGCAGGTAAAGACATACAAGAAATGAGTGGTACACTGTCTAAGTGGGGTTCTGCTTTTAGTGACTTTCAATACGCAGAAGATAAATCAAAGAACCCACCATTCTATAAGGCTCTATCTGACAACAGTGCTAACGCTATTGAAATCTTTGCACAGAAGAAGAAGATGGAACATATGCGTAAGGAAATTAAAGACCACATATCATGGACTTATGGCCCATCAGCATGGGAAGAAGTGTTACAAATTGAAGGTCAGATGCGTAAGATCAGACAAGACGAGATGTACAAGAAACAAGAACTGTTTGATAACATAGTAAGTAGTGTGTTGATTGGCCTATTAATAATATCTGGTGTAGGCGCTTTGATTTTAGTACTATCATTTATCAGTAGTAAACAAGGTAAGTGGTAACTATTGTAACAATAAGTTACTTGACAATAAAAACGTATGCAGTATACTTTGTCGTATGACAATAAAAGGAATAAAGAATGTCTATGCAGTTTCAAGGATTTAAACCACAAGCATTAGAGCGTATAGCAGGTACTATGGGCTTTAGTGGTGATATGGAAAACTTTGCTGGTTACTTAGAAGAAACTCCTGAAGCTAAACAACGCATGGATATGTACAATAAGAAAGCTATTCAAATGATGAATGGTGGTATGGTACGTAATAACTATGCGGAAGGTGGTACAGTTAATACATTGCCACAGATTAAAAAAGATACCATTGATCGTATGAGAACTCCTACAGTACCTACGGGTGGTGTAGTTACTGCTGTAGGTACTGACCCTTCTGTAGAACAAGACATTGCCGCTACTGCTGGACAGGTAAATACTGTCGCTCCTGTAATTACGCCTGCAACTTCTACTGCCACAACTGCAGTTGTACCTGAAATTACTACAGCAAATACAATTACCGCAACACAAAATGATCCACGAATAGATGCTACGTTAGCAAAGACTGCAGCTGTACAGGGTACAGTAAGTGACAGTTCAAAGGTAGCAGCAGAACAACAAACAGAAAGCTCTGTATCTGACCTTGCGACAACAGAAGGTACATCCGTAAATGTAGCTGACACTGCAAGTCGTGTCATGGAAATTGGTGAGCGTATTGATCCTGTAGCAAATGCAGATACTGCAGCTAAGTTTACGGAAGAAGTACAAGCAGCGACTGCCACACCTACAGCTAAAGCTACTGTAAAGGGACAGCTTGATACCTTGATGATGGACTTTGAGGGTGGTAGTACACCAGCATGGGCCGCAGGGGGCATGAGAGCAGCCACAGCAGCTATGGCAGCACGTGGCCTAGGTGCTAGTAGCATGGCTGGACAGGCTATTGTACAGGCCGCTATGGAGTCCTCACTGCCTATTGCTATGGCTGACGCACAGACACAGGCTTCCTTTGAAACACAGAACTTGTCAAACCGTCAGCAACGTGCTATGCTTGCAGCACAACAACGTGCTACGTTTATGGGTCAAGAGTTTGATCAAGGATTTCAGTCACGAGTAGCTAATGCAGCTAAGGTTAGTGATATAGCCAACCTGAACTTTAATGCTTCCCAACAAGTTGCTCTTGAAAATAGTCGTGCTGCTAACACGATGTCACTATCTAACATGAGCAACAAACAAGCCCTTCTTATGGGTGAGGTAGCGGCACTGTCTAACTTAGATATGGCTAACTTGAGTAATCGTCAGGCAGCTGCAGTAAAGAACGCACAAACATTTCTAGATACTGACATGGCTAACCTCAATGCTAAACAACAAACAGAGATGTTTAAGGCACAGCAACGTGTACAGTCTTTGTTTAGCGACACAGCGGCAGACAATGCAGCTAAACAGTTTAATGCGTCAAGTCAAAATCAAACAGATCAATTCTTTGCCAACCTTGAAACTCAGACTAGTCAATTTAATTCTACACAAACTAACGCAATGGCTCAGTTTAATGATGGACAAACTAATACAGTACAAAAATTTAACTCTGAGCTTAGTAATCAGCGTGACCAGTTTAACGCAAGCAACAGTTTAGTTATTGCTCAGTCTAATGCCAACTGGCGTAGGGAAATTGCAACTGCTTCAACTGCAGCAATCAATAGAACTAATGAAGTTAATGCCACTAACATACTTGGTATATCTAATCAAGCGTACTCTAATCTGTGGCAAGAGCATGGTGATCTTATGGAGTGGGCGTGGTCTTCTTCTGAGGGTGAGCGTGACAGACAAAACGCAGTGTCGCTTAGTCACTTAGCCGCAGGTCGAGAAAGAACTCAAGCAGAGTACGCCGCAGATACAGCATCGTCTAGTGCTATAGGAGACTTTGCTGGTAAGCTAGCTCTAGGTTATATTGGTAAAACATTCAACATACCATTTTTATAGGAGAATAATATGTCACTACAAGGACAGGGTGTTAAAGCCTACAAAAGTTACATGGATAAAGCTATGACAAAAACACCACCCGTAGAAAAACCTGTGTCTGGTGGCTTGATGAATAGAAACAAATCTATGGAAGACACAGATGGTGGTGAAGGTTCTTCTGATTATTTAATGGATCAATTTGTACAGTTACAAAAACTAAGGGCAGGTCTAAACAATGGCTGAAGAGAATAATTTATTTGATGCTCCCATACCGGGGCAGTCTTTAACTACTGAAGTAGGCGCACGGCCTTGGCAACAAGAGCCTATGTACTCTACCGTTGAAGAGGCATTTGAATACTATGCAACACGAGTTAGTGATCCAGAGATTAATGAGCCTTTATTAGATGCTGTAGAGATGGGTACTCCCATAAGCTCTATTGCAGAAATACTTGTGCAAGGTTCGGCTATGGAAGGTAAGCATAACATTGATGTGTCTATTCTTATATTGCCTGTACTGATGGAATTAATTGCTTACGTTGCGGAAGAGGTAGGTATAAAAACTAACATGGGTACAGACAACCCTATAAACCAAGACTTAATTCCTGAAAGTAAAATAGCTTTAGCTGTTAGTAAGATGAAAGTTAAAGAACCAAAAAAACTAGAGCCTATGGTTGAACCAGAAGCTATACCTGAAGATGGCCCTCAAGCAAGTGGCCTTATGTCGAGGAGAATGTAATGGCTTTTAGTTTTAATATAGGATCGTTTCTTGGCGGTGCGGCTAAGGCTGGTAGTCAACGCATTGATGAAGTTAGGGCAAATACTAGAGATGACTTACTAACAAGTGAGGCAAGGAAGTGGCAGATTGCTAAGGAAGATCGTGCAGATGCAAGAGCAAGAGCAACAAAGCGGGATGCCCTTAGAGAAAAAACAGATGATAGACTAGGGGCCTTAACAACACTTGGCTTTACATCTGAAAATGCTGCTAAGATTTCTGCAATGGGCGCTAGTGCTGGACAAATAGCTATTGATGCTGCTACTCTTGCATTGAGTAAAGGCATTGATGTTAATACAATTTTTAACTTTCCTTCTATGTCAGGTGACTTAGGTGAAGTAGATCAACAAATTATAAATACTACTATTGAAGCCGCAGAAACAGCAAAGCCAGCAGAAGCAGGTGATCTAAATGCTTCATCTACTTCTTCTTCTTCTGTTGCATCTACGGGAAGTACTGATGTATTGTCTAGTGAGTTTGGTATTAACATTGATGTATTTAAAGGTTTGTATGCAAAACCTGATAAAATAGAGCTTTCATATACCAGTAGACTTGCTGTAATCTCACAAAAACTTGCCCGTCCTACAAGTAACACAGACGTAGAAGCATTAAAATCTGAACAAACAAGTTTACTAGCTGACTTAGGTGCTATGAAGGAAGCTGAACGTGATAAGACAGGTACTAATACTCCTTCATATGGACTAGGAAATATTAGTCCCACCGTATCCGAAGTTCGTAGGGGTGCTTTAATGAATAGAGGTTTTAAACTTGGTTTAGATGATCAAATTGAAAACATGAATGATGGCAACCAACACCTTGCAGATATAGCAAGTATACAAATTGCGTATGAGTTAAATGAAAGAAACTCTATAATTAAAGACCCTAATATGGCACTAGTAGTGGGGTCTATTCATACAGTTGGATTGGCTGGCTTAAAAAGCTATGGCTTTGGAATTGTTAATGACCCTGAGAAGGCAAAAAATATTACGAGTGTAAACCCTACAGATTTTGCTACGGCAACAGAGCAAGGACAGTATAAAGCGGGGCAGGTTGTGAAAACTACAAATGCAAATAATGAACCTATGTTTGTTGTATATACAGGGATACCAGACTATAAAACAGGTATGCCATTTATAGTACTATCGGGTGGATAATATAGTTTATGGTTGATAAATCATCAGTACTTAACTTTCTCAATGACTATGATTCAAATGAGGAAGATCAAACAACACTAACTGTACAAGAACAACAACCTGTATATTCGGGTGTTGCTAGCAATAGTGTGCTTAACTTTTTAAGTACACAGTCACCCGCTACTTATGTAAAACCTAATGAAGATGCAGTCTTAACTGCCCCACCTAAAGAGCTAGGCGATACGGATTGGCTTGTACCAGTAGCAGATGACCCAACCACAACGTTCATAGAACCTGTATATGAGTACGAAAAAGGTGAACGTTTAGCTGGTGTAAAAGATGACATTGCCCAGATGGACGAATACCTTGATACCTTAGACGCTGCAGAACGTAAAGAATTTGAGGCTACAGTAGCTGACTCTATTTCTTCTGGAAACGATATGCGTGATGCTAACTTTATGGACTTAGCAATGTCTAAACTTCCTACAAGTTGGTTGCTTGGCATGGGTAACTTCTTTCAAAAGGCTGGTGCAATCACAACTGACGGTATGGAATCTGCCTTTGCTAGTTTGAATGAATTAAGCCCAGATGCATTTGAAACACTTGCAAGTGCAGTGTCGCTTGGTAGGTACAAAATAGATGATCCGTCTGAGTTAGCCGACTTTATTGCCGATGGCGCAGGTGCAGCAGGTGAGTTCCTAGAGACAGTACCTGCTCTTGGTAACATTCAAGGTGCAATTAATACTGCTGTGTCTACAGGCGCTAGAGTTTCCGCTAACGGATTATCCCGTCAAGTGATACGTGAAGCTAAGGCTACCGCAGAGGCACAACGTAACAATCCCGGTGGTGCAAGACTTGCAACCATGCGTAACATTAATGAGGCACAGGCACGTGCTGCAGATGTAGCGGAAAAAAACCGTGACATTGCCGATGAACTTATCATAGAGTTTGAGAATACTACAGGTAAGACTATATCTGTACAAAAGGGTTCCCACCTAGAGATAGACCCAGACCTGTCCCGTCAGGCTGGCCTTGATACCGCTGAAGAAATTACAGAACGTGATGGTGCTTTGTTTGACTTAGACTTAGGTGACGATATGATTACGTCACCCATACTAAAGCCTGAAAAATTTAATGGTATTGTAGCACTTGCGTCTGATTACAAGGCTAGGTTTCCTGATGATTGGGACTCAACTAAAACTGTAATCGACAACCTATTTGAGTTGACAGTAAGTAAAAAACTTGTACCTGATCAAGACTTATTAGATGAGTTAAATGGCTATGGCCTATCCTTTGAAGACTACGTATTAACTATAGTAGGTTCTGGATCACGTGCTGGTGAGGTTCTTGGTAAACTATCACAGGTAAATAGAATAAAACCTAAAAGTATAGCTGACGCAGACAAAGCAAAACGTGCAGCGAAAGATGCGGGAGACTTCCGTAAGTTTGTAATGCGTGTAGAAAATGTACGTAGGGGCGGTCTTGTATCACAGATTGCTACAGCATCTCGTAACCTGATGTCTGGGGGTATACGTGCGCCTATGGAAAGTTTAGGTAACGTAATGGATGACGCCATCTATGAAGCTGCAAATGTTGGTGTCGTAGCTGGTATTAAACGGTTGTTTACACGTGAGAACTGGAAAGATAGCTTTGCTAGTATGCGATATATGTTTTCTCGTCCTGACTTAGCACAAGGTTACGGTGACTTAATACTTGAGCAGCCTCAGATGGCTAAACAACTTGATGCAATGTATAACAATATAAATGAAATACAAGCTCTCACTGGTAGAGGTGGTGGTGGTGCAGTAGATAAGATACTGTCTGAAGCAGAGGATGCAGTTAGTTTTCTTAATACGCCTAACCGTTGGCAAGAATACTTAATACGCCGTGGTCAATACTTTGGTGAGCTTGAACGTCTTGTTCGCCGTGAGTATAAGATTGATTTAATAGATACGTTAAATGATGGTAAGCTAAAAGACTTAATGAATGACGCATCTTCTGTTAGGCCCGAGGGCGCTCCGAGTTTTACTGCGTTGGTAGATGAGGCTGTTACAAAAGCACTTGATGTTACCTACGCAAAACAACCTGAGATACCTGCGTTTCGCAGCACAGCGCAGTTTATTGTACGTAATGGCCTAACTGTATTTGTACCATTTCCACGGTTTTTGTTTAACAGCATGGAACTTATGGGCCAGTATGCAGGTGGTGCATCTATACCACTCACACGTAAGATGACAAGTCTCGTCACCAGTGGGCGGGTAGGTGGTGGCCCACTTACCTCCAAGGATAGGCAACGTATCACACGTAACATGATGGGGATGGCTGCTGTAGGTGCGGGTTATTATATTCGTAGTGCAGAAGATGCCCCCGCTGACTTTGAACAAATATCTGTAGGTGAAGATGCTCAGATGGATACTACCGCTGTGTATCCTATGGCTCAGTTCTTGTACCTTGGCGAGATGACAAAGCGTATGATTGATGGTACGTTTGAGCAGCGGTTTGATGCAGAAGAGTTTCTTGAATTATTTACAGGTAGTAACTTTCGGACGGGTGTAGGTAACTCTGTGCTTGAGGAAATCGCACAACTAGCAGACGCTACTGACTTAACTGCACGTGAAACATCTGGTCGTATTATGGGCAGAACACTAGGTAACTGGTTAGGTACATGGGCCGTACCTTTGGGTCAGATTATTGACGCTGAACGTGCCACAGGTGTACGTGGTACAGAGTTCAAGGATGTGTCTACTGACCCTACCCTTAGCTTCTTTGGTACACTTAATAAAGAAGTTACACGTAGCTTAAAACAACGTGGTATTGGTGTATCACCAGAAGAAGAGGCTGCTGTTCCACGTAAAGAGTATCCCTTTTATTCTGAGGGTAAGGAACGTTTATACCCTTGGATGAAGTTTGGTGGTCTTACTATTACAAATAAACCAGATGAAGATGGTGAGTATCTTAAACGACTAGGATTTAATTGGAAGAGCTTTGGTAGTCGTAGTAAAGTACCAAGCATTAAACGCTTTGAACAAAGCATAGTCAATGGATATATCCCTATCCTAACTGAGATTGCGCAGGATCAAGAGGTAAGATTGCGTAAAGAGTACGTCAATGCCAGTGATAAGCTACAAGAAACATTTACAGAAAATGAGTTTGTAAGTAATAAACTACGTCCTCTTGTGGCTGCAAAGTTACGTACTTTTAAAGCAAAGATACGTGACGGTGCGATTTCACAGGGTGATAGTTACGCCAGAGCGATGACTAAGTATAGAAGGATAACGCCAGAGTACCGTAGATTAGCTACTACAGACTTTGTTGATAGGTACGGTAAATCACCTGACCCTCTTGCAGCAGAGGACTTGCAAAAACTTATAGCAATAGCTGACGGGTACAAAGGTGCGTACAATCAATAAGAAAGGGGGCAATTAAGCCCCCTATTTTATGTCTATCGTTAACTTCGTTACACTAACGTGTGTCTCCACTACCGCCTAGTGTTCCTGCCTTTTGCCTGTCTGATAACTTCTTCTCATTCTGTGCAGCTATCATGCCAAGTGTCAGGTTGAGATCAGTTGCTAGTGAAGCGCAGTACCATAAAACGTCACCTATCTCACTGGATATTTGTTCTCGCCAATCGTCTGGCCTACCCTCTGGCCCATCACGAATAAGTTTCTTAACCTTGTTGGCTACCTCACCCGCCTCACCTGCTAGCCCAAGTGCAGGGTACATGATGCGGTGTTCGTCTGGGTAGATTGCAGTTGTAGCTGCCATCCTTTGGTACGCATTAAAGTCTGACATATTATACTTCTCCTTGAGAAACTGTTCTACTTCTTGTTCTAACTTCATATTCTTTTACCCGTTTCAAGTTATCGAAATAGGCTTTGTCGAAACCCCTATTCCACTCACGATACTGCATCGTATCTGCATGGAATGGGTTGGCTGAACGGTTGTACTTGAACCCCTCATACCCCATGTTGTACTGAACCTTTAAGGGTGCATCGTACTTACCCAAACCACGTGATGCTCTAGTCTTTTTTATCATAGGATGATCTCCTTATATTAGTTTAATAAGTTTTGCTTGTTTGTAGGGTACATGATAGAACTGTTCCCCGTTAGTTATGTTTCGTCCCCTTGCTTCCTTTAGTTTGTCTTCCGTTAGTAGAGAACTGTCGATACACCACGCCTTAGATAGATCACCACTAAAGATGTAGAACTTTAGGTTGCTGTGATGCTTACCTAGTAGGCGCTTCTTACGTTCAGGTATACGTATCTCTGCCCAATGAGGGGGCCAATCACCATTCCATGCGGTCTTTACTTCTGCCTCACTGTAGTAAGTAACGTTACCCTTTTGTGTTGTAAGGTCTGCATCATAAGACTCTGTACTATCTAACAACTCGTGACCCTCTTTGACTAAGTGACTAATGAGCGCCCTCTTAGCTACGTCATCGTACTTGCTATAAAGATTAGTTGAGAATGGTTTTCTATAGGCTGTTGCCATGTTACTTACTCCGATGCTTTTTAGTTGTTAAGTTTTCTTTTAGTTTAACTAGTAGTATGTTGGCTGTACCAATGACACTCTGCAGTTGATACTTTAACTGTGTCTGTACATTATTGTTGTAGTTAATCTCTGACAACATTTGTTTCTGTTCAGTAGTAAAGTCATCTGACTCATACTCTGTTTCATCCAACGTTACTTTCACCATCTATATCTCCTCCTAAGTATTTTAATAAATCAGTGTAGCCACCGATGTGTATACCCTTACCATCAAAGATTTGAGGTACGGTATTTAGTTCTGCTAGTCGCATGAGGGACAAGACCCACTTACTGCTGGCACTTTCAATGGAGTACTCCGTGTAAGAGTACCCCTTGTTTTTAAGGGCTGCTTTTGCTACATCACAAAAGTTACACTGCGCCCTACTTATTATCACAAACATTATGAAATATCTACTATCTCACATGCGTCACCACTACACGCTAGTGTCTGCATTGCATTGGTGTTATCGTCTTTCTCGTGCTCAGACAGCCCAGCCCAATCAATCTTCTTAGGCATAGTCTTTAGTAACACATTGTATGCATCCTTGTCTACCTCTTGATAGGGTGCTTGCTGATAACTATGGTCAGAGTGTGGTAGAAATGACACACCTGACATTTCATCGAAGTGTTTGTAAACAAACGCACCTACTTCCATCCACTCACTGTCTAAAACTGTACAAGTAATACTTGGTTTATGTTCGCACCAGTGACGTTGATACATCAACCATGTCTCCAGTTGTTCAATAGCTGTCATATCGTTACGTGTCACTGAGTTTTTAGGTGACTTAACGGGAAAGCTAAACACTGTGGTAGTGTCGGGCTTCATAACACATGGCTCATGCGGAACCCCTTGGTCTTTCATAAACTGTGTTAGCCCATCCTTGTTGTCACCCCTCACTGTCCTGATGTAGTAGTTGCTGTGTCTTGCATGTATGCCCGATGCGCTGTCTACAAGTTGTGACACGGTTCCTGACGGTTTTACACAAGTTATAGCTGCTGACACTGGTATGCCAAGTAGGCCAGCCCAATAGGTATTAGTTTGAACTGCAACTTTCTTGAGGTGCTCAAGGGTATTCTCTAGTCCTTTATTCTTTAGTGTCATCAATGGGTTATCCATTAGACCTGTTAGTGATACACCTAGTAGACGTTCTTCATCTGTATTCTTCTGCCATACCTTACGTAGATAGGGGAACTTTGTGAGGCTAGACTGTACAGTACCAAGGAGGGTAGCCATACGTACCTTCTCCTCAAGTGAGGCAAGGTCATCTGTTGCTCGTACAACTACCTCTGTTAAATTACAAAACTGGTATGGACGTAAAATTATTTCCGAACATGGATTTGTTCCGAACTCATAGTTAGGATCACGCCTACCATTCTTGACTGCCTGCTTCTTAGATGCCTGACGATTGAAGATACCACGCTCACCTGACTTGCTCTCCACTAGGGACAACCACTCACGCATGAATGTTTCCATGTCTGGTTTCTCTGTGTAGCATACAGAGTTGTTAGCTAACGCACGGTGTGCTGCACCATCCCACCAGTTACCTGACTTAGCGTGACGCATACGATCATCACTGAGATTACTCAATGAAATCATGGCGCTGCGGCGTACACCACCTACAACTACGATCTGTCCAATGAAGCACATAAGATCGTGGCACTCCATGCTTGACAGTCTACGTCCCTGTGCTGTCTTGAATGTTGACACAGCGAAGTGAAACAAATCTACAAGTGGTGCAGGCCCACTAGCCCTACCACCAAATGTCTTGAGCCTTGCACCAGCTGGGCGTACCTGACTCACATCCCACTTAGGTATCTCACCTGCCCACAGTAATGCAAGCACTTGACGTAGTGCCTTAGCCCAACCTTCTTTGCTGTCCTTTACTACTACAGTTGTCTCACTAACGTACAACTCAGGTATCTCTGGTAGCTTACTGATGAACTGACGCTCAACACTGAAGCCTACCCCTGTGCCACAGAGGAGGATGTACATGGCCTCATCGAATGACTTGGGATCGTCTACTGGCAAGTAACTACAATTGAACCCTGCCGTGTTGTCACGGTCTAATGCTGGCCCTGCTGACATCATTGCCCTCATGGATGGCATAACGTCCAAGCTAAGGATAGCTTCCTCAATCTTGCTTGCCTGTATTCCGGGAATTGCCACAACCCTACGTACTACGTTGTCAATGTATCGGCCTACTGTCTCTGACCATGACTCTCTGCGGCCCTCTGTGTCTAACCAACGTGCATACCGTGAGGTATGGATGAAGGCTTGGTAATCTGTTGGTAAAAAGTTATTCATGTATGTCTACTCCGATACTGTTTTCATTGATTTTATTGTCATCCCATCTACATCGTAGATAAATTCTTGTAGTATTTCTCTTATCTCATCGTTAATAAAATTGTCTGCTGGCATTTGGTATTCTGTCTCGTCTATGTCAAGGGTTAAAAATACTTTAACTATCATTTTGATCCTCAATTAGTACACTCAGATACCACTGAGCCTTATTCAAATCCTCCACACCATTCTTGTATCGGTAACGCCACAGGTATTTCATGATGTTACCCTGTAGATAGTAAGAGAAACCTTCTTCTCCTGTTGCGGCTCGTATAGCATCAATGCACTCAACACCAGCAAAGTTGTAGTGGGCAGGTGAGTTTACCATGTCATCCTCTGTAAGTTTGTTCTTGTCCATAAGCTATGCTCCTTTACTTCTAAAGTTAACGTTGATTACATTCTCTTCTACACTTGATACTACTAACTGTGGTTCGTCATCTTCATCTGGATCACGCTCTATCCTATCAACTATAATATTTAACACATCACGAACCTTATCGTTTTCTTCCATAGCAGGTACTGATGCACAAACCATCCTAGTTATACCCATGAGATTGAAATGATCTTCCTCAGTCAGATTGTTTTCATCTGTGGTAACAGTACCCACTAGTAACTCACCTGTCCAGTTGCCCATGTCATCTAAGAAAGGTGTCAACCTAATGATGTAGTCATTCGGATTGAAGTCCAGAAATACTTTGTCTTCTATCATGTGTGCTATCTCCTTTTTACTTTTTTGTAGGGGCAGTGGATCAGCGAGGGATGCATGTCCTTACCTTTTTCTTCTAACCATTCGAGAGGAATGATCCTGTCGTAATACTTTATACCATTCTTTGTACACCATTGTCCATAGCTACTTTTTGCTCCCTTACTTAATTTCTTTCTGCTACTTGAGAACACAAACCGTATGTCCAACTTAGGGTGCTGGGCCTTAACAGCTAAATGTTTACGCCTGTCATCTGCGGAAAACAATCCCTTTGTCTCAATT